TCCTGGTGGTATTCTGCGCCGCCTGGAGCCACTATGACCGGCTGGGGTGGGTACGCTTCGTAAGCGCCCTACCCTTCCCGGGCTGGGTAAAATCAATCCTATGGGGGTGGGCATAGTGTACGACTACAGGCTGCAATATTTCAAGTGCTGTGAGAACTGCAAAAACCGCCACCCTTGTTGCTCAGACAAGTGCCTGGATTATTTTATGGCAAAATCCATAAAGGGAGCAGCTGAGCAACTGGAACGGGAACGGTTCATAGAACACAGAAGATGGGTAAACGGAAGAATACAGAGGTGACAACAAGTGAGTATAAAGCAAATTGAAGAAATCGTTGATAAATTCGATGGGAAGCTGACGGACGAGGACGCGTTCTATCTATGGGAGCGGTGGAGAAGGTTTGTTAGATACAAAGCTATCCCAGAGTGGCAGGAATCTGTTTGGCCGTTCCTGGAGCACGCCGTAGAAAGCGGATTCCATTTCGGGGAATCTGTCATGAGGCATGATTGCAGGTTGCCATACTCTCCGAGCAACTGCTATTTTGGCAGAGGAAGACCGGACAACAAAGCCAGAATATACGCCGGAAAGGACAGCAAGACCGAATACCAGCGTATGGCCGAATGGTGGGACAAGACGGTCTACGAGCCGAACCGGGAACTTGTGAAGAGTTACAAGCGCAAGCACGGAATCCAGGATACGCCAAAGCCGATTGTGGGAAACCATAGCACTGATAGCACTGGCTGCAAGTGGTGCTACGATGAGGTATGCACAAACGCATCGTGCCCCGTATGCGCCGACTTCTGCCCAGTAGTGGATTACCCCGGCGTGTGCAGATTTGAGGAAAGTGAAGATGCCCAGGAGCCAACATAGACGATTTCGTGGCGGCTATCTATTACCAAGTACAATCCCTGTATAGAGTATATATAATATTTGTATTTTATTCCTGTGTGTATGTATTATATTCCTACATGGATTTATCTAAGAAAGTAAAAGGAGGAACAAATGAACTGCCCAAATTGCGGTGCCCCCATAGAGGGAGACAAATGCGGATACTGCGGCTATACGCTGCTGAACATCATCGACTTTGAGCCTGGGAAGGTTTGCTACGTGAAAATGAGATACCGCGGCAAGGAACTCACGGCCAAGATGTGCGTGGAAAACATCAACGTTGGCGCATCATGTGAGACAATCGAAGTAACGACCTTGGGAGACAGAAGCACTCGCTTCCTTCCATTGGAGCCGACGCTGCGGGTGAATCTGGAATTGGTGTCAGTGTGAGGACAGAACGATGGAATATGTAGACGGGAAGCAAGCCTCAGAAATCTATAGCTTTGTTTGCCCTCGTTGCGGACTGGTATCAGGAGCAGCTGGACAAGGCCCTGCGGGAAGCGTACAGAGGAAACGGAGAGAAGTTCTACCCGTTCCGGGAGCGGTACGATTGCTTGAAAGAGTACGACTATAAGGTCGGGAAATGGAGGAGATAGTATGAATCTTTTGAATGAAACCCTCGATGGCAGAGGAGGGCCTAGGGTATGTTCCTTTGATATAAAGCTCAGACAGCGGGGTTGTATAAACGCTCAGCATTTTGTTGATTTAATCGGGGAAAAGTGCCAATTTGCGTTTACTGTAAATGGTGATGATGGAGCAGTGGCAAAAGAACTCGTAGGAACGACCAAATCAGTCTCGTTCTACGGTGGGAATGTGGTTAAAATCACAGTCGAGCTTCCGGCGGAAGTCAAAGAATGAGCTGCTACTTGTTTATATAAGATATATATTTATATATAATAATATATGATCTTATTTCTTGTAGTGTGTGTGTATTATAGAACATATATTAAATCTACTTAGAAAGTAAAGGAGGAAACGACTTTGGCAGAAGGTGAAAAACTCAAAAAGAAGCCATACCAGATGCCAGAACTGGAACCAGGCGATAACACCAAGTATATCAACCATTCCATGGTAATCATGAATTGGGAGAAGCCGGATACAGACAGCCTTGAAGCCGTGAAAGAAAGAATCAGAGACTATTTCACGCTCTGCGCCCAAAATGACATGAAACCATCGTTTGCGGAACTTGCGCTGGCCTTTGGTGTAGACAGGAGAACACTGTGGAAATGGTGCAATGATGTACCAGGAGGGAGGAAATTAAGCGACTCTGTCAGAGACACCATCAAAAAAGCACGGGATTTAATCAACGCACAAATGGAAAATTACATGCAAAACGGAAAAATCAACCCCGTTGCTGGAATTTTTCTGATGAAAAACAATATGAACTACACAGACCAGCAGGAAGTGGTCTTGAAGCCTGAAAATCCGCTGGGCGAAACCAAAGACCCGGAAGCCCTGCGCCGGAAGTACCTGGAAGATGTGTATGGAGCGGATGCGGACAAGATCATTGATACAGAGGAAGCAAAATAGGCCAGCGACTTTGACTCAGCGACTATAGCGACTATGGAAATGCCCCCGGAGGTCTTGCGACTTTCGGGGGATTTCTCTGCGACTTTGGCAGCGACTATGATTCTCAAAAACGGTCAGCGACTATCGACTATGACCGGCGAAAAATCCGAGAAAAAATTTCCAGGAGAAAATCTTCCAAATTTCCGGCGAAAAATCGGAGGATTTTCTGGGCTGAGAATGGCCGCCACGGGCGGGCCGTGCCCCGCCTGACAGCCGTCCAGACGGTGCAGGACGGCACAAAATCCCGGATGTGGTGCAGCTTGCCACGCCTGGAAAACGGCCTGTACAGGGCTTGTGCAGCCCATGCAATAGTGGCATTATACGTCGCCTATGCCGTGGCGGCACCAGCAAGCTAACGCAAGCCGATAATATGCCCGGACGAAAAAGTATACCTCTAAAAAATAAACCGCTTAGAACGCCGCTAGAGCCGCCACACGGGAACGGCATAAAAATACCCGCCACAATGGGCGGGTGGTAGGAAGCAAGGAAAAGCCCCCGGAAAAATCCGGGGGCTTTGCTTATTTGCTATTTTTCAGGATTTCCGATAAAACCATCAGCGGGAAAAGCAAGATCACGATTAACGCCACGGTTACACCCCCGTTTCTGCGAATGCCGCCAACTCAGCGGCGATATTTTCGGGCTTGTCAGCGAATTTTTCAAGCCAATATTGGAAATGGGTGGACAAATAGCTTTCCAGGTTTTCCAGGCTATCCGGATTTTCTGCAAGGCGTTTTATTGCATTGCAGAAATCGGCGGCTTCGTTTTCAAACTGATATTGACCGCCGATAACGGCAAATTTTGCGTTTTTTTCATTTAATTTCATGATTTATACCCCCATTCTGATACATTCACCAAGCGGAATTCTATGCCCATACACCCGGAAAAAAGCTGCTCCGTCCCGGGTATATTGTATCTTGCAACGGTGGAAACGCTTTACATTTTCCCCATTGCACCAATTACCACCCCAACAACCCGACACGCAATAAACAAAATCGTTTACACCGTATTCAATACCTTTGATTTCAAGCCCGCCTAAACCGCTGTAATAGGCGACGCTTTCATGGGTCATGCAATATTCCTTTTTAGTCATTATCGGCACCCCCTTACAAGTTCCTTGTAAATCAAGTCGGTTAGTAGCTTTTCGGCCTGGGATTCTGTGTAGCGTGCCATTTCTGCCGGTGTTTCTTCCAGGATTTTTCCCAGGTCGGCAACCGCCGAACGGTTGTAGTAATAGCAAGTGTCCAGCACGGACGGCAACCCCGCCGCCCATTCCCGGAAAATGGCTTGATCTGGAATATTCTTTTGCATTGCGTATTCCCTGGAATAGTATTTTTCACTTTCGTATGTATTCAAAATAAAGCGGCAAATTTCCGGGAAAGTTTCGGGCGGGTTCTCCGTGTAGTTGCTAGGATCAAAATTTTCCATGATATAGGCCCGGATATTTTCAACGGCCTTTTTACTGTTTGTTTTTAGCATTTGTAAATCCCCCTTGTTTTTGTGTGGGGTCTGTGGTATCATGTACAGGCCCCTTTGTTGGCTGCCCTGGTGTGATGGACTGGATCATGCCGGGGCTTTTTGTGCTGCCTTTGGTTTACACCTATAATATACACTAATTATTGTTAGTTGTCAATAGGCAATAGCAAATTATTTTTAGTTTAACGGTTCGCATTTTACTGTGTTTTTCTTGCGCACATATTCCCTACTTTGTCCACTCATAGCATACACATATTGTGTCTATGTGTAGCGCACACGCATTTACCCGCAAAACAGGGTGTTTCCCTAACATTTACGCAAATAATGGGTATTTCCATGCTGCCCGGCACCGGTTCAAACGCTACAAAAATATTATTTTGTTGCGTTCAAATGTGAAAGCGGATAGAATGGCCTATAATTTGTTTCCCATACATGGACACGCCACAATATCGCCAGATTGGCCCGGCGGCCTGTGACAGTGGGCCGGGGGCGGGGGATATAGCCGGGCGGTTCCGGCGGGGGTTAGCCCCACAAATACACGCCAAAACAAAAAGCCTCGTCTCAAAAAATCCCGCAAAAATAAAAAAGGCCAAAAATCAATTTTATAAAAGCTCCCTTCTGTCGCTACTTCACCAATTTTATTTTGGTTGTCCTATTGACAATCAAATATATCTAGTGTATATTAAAGCCATACAGGAGGTGCTACCAATGCAAATCAATAAAGCAATCAGACAAGTAATGCGAGAAAAGGGCGTTACGCTTGTTATGATGGCTAAGTCAATAGGAAAAGGCAGGGGTAATGACATCAGTGCAAGGCTTGTGAACCCCAACATGTCCTTTGACAAGGCCGTAGAAATGCTGGATGTCCTGGGCTATGAAATCATCATCCAGGAGCGCAGACCGGGTGCAAGAAGGGCGGACCAGATTGTGATTGACCAGAAAGAAAGCTAGGTGGTCGTATGAAAAAGAACGATGGGGGCTGTTTGGTTGCCGTTCTCATTGTGGGGCTTCCTCTGTACCTTCTTTTTACATATTGGCCGTATATAGCTCTCTTTGCGGTGATTATCGTTGCAGTGGTCATCATCTGTGTTATTGCAAATTCAGCGTATGTGTCTGCACAGTTAAAAAATGTTCAGTATGCGGTCATCGTCGGAAAAACAAGGGTGATGACAACCAAAAGCAGGCCGTCCGGGTATTCCATCAGCAGCAGAGGGAATGTTCGTGCATATTGGAGGTTCCGAAACGAGCTTGACCACATAGAAGTCGAGTTCGAGGTCCACTACGAAAATGGCGAGGTCCGGCGCATAACGGCGAATGAGAATTCTTCACTGTATAACGGTTTGATGCCATATGTAGGGATAAAACCGAAGCCGCCGGTTCCGAATCCTGCACCTCCACCCCCAATTGTGGAGCCGCCAAAACCAGTAGAGATTTCTCCGCCAAAGGAGCCGATTAAGCATATGGATGAAGTAAAAACGCTTCCAGAAGCAAAATCAGCGGAACAGCCAAATCCCAAGAGGAAAGAAGAAAAGCGCTTTGCGGAAGTCCCCTTTGAGGTTGCAACCAATGAGTATAGTTTGGTAATTTCATATCCGTCATGCCAAATGATACGATGGGCAAGCGGGGAATATAGAATCGAAGTCCGTTTTGCTGTCAGCTACGACCCAACGGTAAAAGGAGTTCGGAATAGAGTCGTTACCTGTGCCACGGTTGACAGCTCCGGTAGGATGACGGCGGTCAGAAGAGACAATAAGGTACTGGATTTGTCCGGAAGCAGAATCATTGATATTATGTTTTGGGAGAATGCAGAGCAGGAACCAGCGAAGATCGTTGTCGGTATAGATCGGTACTATTAATGGGAGAGTTTGCCATGAAAAGTCTGCTATTCACCTTCACAACGAACATGAAACCTGAAAAAGCCGCAACCGCAATCAAGAATACAATCTCTAAAATGGGAGGAAGCACGAAAGGCCCTGACAGTAATTTTGTCGGGAGATTCCGTATCCCAAAGGGCTGGAAACCTGCGTACCATACGATTCTGAAAAGCAAATGCTGCTTCTACGTTGGGAAGAATGGGGTAAGAGCCGTTTTGAGAGCATCCGGTACAACTGGTATATGTGTCGGAGAACACCAACCGATTGCGGAAGAGCGTGTATGGGACGCATTTATCAGGATGTTTCTTTCGCTCTACCCTAAATGCGGGGCTAACATAGAACCTGGAACAGTCCGGTTCGATACCGTGCAGATCCAAGACGGAGCGGACATATACACATATTATGCGACAACAAGGAGTACTCCTTCTATCGGTGGAGCAATTCTTGGCGGTGCTGTTGCTGGTGATGTTGGGGCATTGATCGGTGCATCTGCTGGCAGTTCAAAAACCGTTGCAACGGTGGTAGCAGAAAAGAACCCGAAGGTTCGCGTGATTGCTAGATATACGAACGGGTACAATCAGGACACAGAACTGTATAAAGGCTCACAGCGATACCATGAAATACTGGTGAATTTCTGATTTACCCCGTCTTCGTCATCCTCGAACTACTCCACAACAAATAGGAGGCATTCATGCAAGAATTTAGAGATTTAGGCCCGCACCTAATCAATGTCACCATGAGTGATGACCGGATGCCCGTCTACGTGCTGGGATTTGGCACCCAATTCTCCGACCTGACGGACGATGAGAAAGAGACTGCCTACTTTTCGCAACGGTATTTGGCAGAGAAATACGAAAAAGAAGCAAACCAATTGCGGAAAGAACTGGCGAAGAAAGAGCATCAAAAAGTCCGGGTATACGTCAAGAGAGCAAGAAGAAATAAATAAACCTCCTGCAAGGGCAGGAGGAAGCCGAAGGGCTACTTACACAGAAATGTGTGGGTAGCCCTTATTTTTATACCGAAAGGAGAAAACCACATGGATTATGGAAAATTATCTACCTCCATTCTGGGGGCGATAGAGCGGAAACCAGAGGACATTGGAGCGTATGAGGATTTATTCTCGGTCTGCCAAACATGGGCGCAGGAGGACTTCAAGGCGGCTCACAGGGCAAATAAGCGGCTGCGGGATATGTGTTCTCACCAGATGAACCGAGTATCCATGTCCAGATTGGAGGGGTTCTATAGCCAGTGGAGGCGGAGCTTGCTGTTTGAGGCTCCCTGTGATTTTGATAGTTACTTGCTGTATGTCGAGATCAACAGACAGGCGAAAAAGCGGTTCTATCAGCCGAGGCGAGCCAAGCTAAAGCCGGTGGTCGATGCGCTGCAAGCAATGTGCGGAGATGATGAACTGGATATGCTGGCGGTCAGCCTCCCCCCTGGCGTGGGTAAGACAACGCTTGCCGTGTTCCTTCTGACTTGGGTTGCGGGCCGTGACCCAAACAATCCGAACCTGACGGGCAGCCACTCCAATTCCTTTGTCCGTGGCGTGTATGACGAGTGTTTGCGGATATTTGACCCTAAGGGGGAATATCTGTGGCATGACGTGTTCCCGAACGTCCAGGTATCCAATACCAACGCCAAGGATTGCCGTATCGACCTGGACAAGCGGCAGCGGTTTGAAACGCTGGAATTTACCTCTATCGGAACAGGCAATGCGGGCTTGTACCGGGCGGCGAATTTGCTGTACTGTGATGACCTGGTATCCGGAATTGAGGTTGCTCTTTCCAAAGAACGGCTGGACAAGCTGTGGGAAATCTACACCACGGACTTGCGGCAGCGTAAAATCGGTGATAAGTGCAAAGAGCTTCACATTGCTACCCGGTGGAGCGTACATGATGTGATCGGACGGCTGGAACGAGAGTATGAGGGGAACCCCAGGGCAAAATTTATCCGGATTCCGGCCATGAACGAGGATGACGAAAGCAATTTTGACTATGAGTTTGGCGTGGGATTCTCCACCAAGTTCTACCGGGAACAGCGGGATATTATGGATTCGGTCAGCTGGAAAGCACTGTATATGAACCAGCCCATAGAGCGGGAGGGACTTGTCTACCATGCGGAAGAACTGCGGCGGTTCTTTGAGCTGCCAGAGGAGGAACCGGATGCGATTATCGGCATCTGCGATACCAAGGACAAGGGAACGGACTACGCTTTTCTACCGGTTGGGTATGTTTATGGACAGGATTATTACATCGGTGACTGCATCTGCGACAATGGGCTTCCTGACACGGTGGATATTCGCCTTGCGGATATTCTGGTACGGGACAAGGTGAAAATGTGCCGATTTGAAAGTAACTCCGCTGGACGGCGTGTAGCGGAGAAGATTCAGGGAGAAGTGAAGCGGATGGGCGGCATTACCAACATTACAACAAAGTTCACAACCGCAAACAAGGAAACAAAAATCATCGTCAATTCGGCGTGGGTGAAGGAGCACTGCCTGTTCCTGGATGAGAGCAAGTACAAACGGAACACGGACTACGGGCGAATGATGGATATGCTCTGCTCCTACACCATGGCGGGAAAAAACAAGCACGATGACATACCGGACGGCATGGCTATGTTTGCGGAGTTTGCCCAGAGTTTGAACGGTGCTGGGGTGGAAGTTTTTGCAAGGCCGTTTTGAGTTTCCCCACTTCTGTGGAAAAGAGCCGAACACGGTCAAAATTGACCGGGTTGCACTTTCGGTCAAAAATGTCCGAAAGTCTCTCTTGTTGCAACGTTATACTCACGCATTGAACCCGCTCAAAAATGAGCAAGTTCATTCATGGGTAGGCTTTTGCTCATTTTTGAGCGAAAGTTGCAATCGTAATTTGTGAGGTAAGATTTCTAAAATAATGCTTGACTTGTTGCTAGCAATGGTATATAATGGTGCTAGCAACAAGGAGGTGAGATTGTGGCTGAAAAAAGCCGTGCTGAGTATTACCGCAAGCGGCGTGAAACCATTGGACAATTCAGCGTTCCGGTTCAAAGGGACAAGTTGGATGCTCTAACAAAGAAGTTAGACGAAAAAGGGCAGACAAAAACGCAATGGTTGAATGACAAGATTGACGAAGAACTCAGCAAAAAATAGAGTGTTGGCGGCCTCGCAAACCTAACCAACACTCTATCCACAACACCAGCCCGAAGGATGGTAAATCCATTCTATCATTCCTCCGGGCTGAAATCAAGGAGGAAATTTATGAACAACGAAATCAAGGTATTCAGCAATGAGGAATTTGGTTCTATTCGCAGGGTTGAAGTCGATGGCGAATTTTGGCTTGTCGGCAGGGACGTTGCACAGGCTCTTGGGTATGCAAAACCTGAAAATGCACTTGTAACCCACGTTGATAGAGATGATACCCTAAAATGGGGTATCATGGATTCTCTTGGCAGAATCCAAAACACAACCCTAATCAACGAATCTGGTATGTACTCCCTTGCTCTTTCCAGCAAGCTCGCCTCTGCCAAGAAAGTCCGCCGGTGGGTCACTTCCGAGGTGCTGCCCTCCATCCGCAAGCACGGAGCATACATGACCCCGGAAACGCTGGAAGCGGCAATTCTGAATCCGGATTATCTTATCAAGGTCGCTACCGCCTTGAAGCAGGAGACGGAGAAGCGGAAAGCCCTGGAATCCAAAGTCCAGGCCGATGCACCCAAAGTCCTCTTTGCTGACAGCGTGGCGGCATCTACCAGCACCATCCTTATCAGTGAGCTTGCAAAAATCCTCCGTCAGAACGGCGTTAATACGGGAGAAAAGCGGCTGTTCCGGTGGATGCGGGAAAACGGGTATCTGGTAAAGCGGAACGGCACGGACTACAATATGCCCACGCAAATGAGCATGGAACTGGGCATTCTGAAAGTCAAGGAAACGGTGGTCTGCCACAGTGACGGTCATACCTCTATCAGCAAGACCCCCAAGGTGACGGGCAAGGGCCAGACCTACTTCCTGAACAAGTTTCTTGGGGAGGGCAGGGCTGTATGATGGACATGGCAACGCTTTCGAACTTACAGATCGATGCAAACATGGCCCTGGCCACAATCGGGATGGTGTCAGAACTCTTTGAAACGGAGGCTGACCCCGCCACCGGGTGGCTGACCATGGGGCCGGAACGGTTTGATATGTACGGTCAGGTACTGGCTTCTATTTACGGCCAGGTCAAGCAGATTGCGGATACGCTGGACAAGGCGTAACAAGTAAATATTTGGAAGTGAGCGCGTTGGGTGTAGGTAACTTCACCCGATGCGCTTTGTGCTTTTGGTAGCGAATGCTTTAGTGAACATAAATTCACTAGACAACCATTGGAGAGTGTGATACAATGATAAGAGAGAAATTTTAATGCTAGGGGGTGCGGAACACGGCAAGCAGACGATTATTCGGGCGCAGGGTGATTTATACCGAGGTGGCAGAAATCAACGAGGGCAATATCATCGATGTGCTGCAAAAGGCGCTGTTTACGCACCTGCAAAACCAGTCGGAAATTGACTATCTGTACCGGTACTACCGGGGCGACCAGCCGATTTTGGGGCGGAAAAAGGAAGTTAGGCCGGAAATCAACAACATGATCGTGGAGAACCGGGCCAACGAAATTGTTTCTTTCAAGACCGGCTATCTTGTGGGCGAGCCTATCCAGTATGTGAGCCGGGGCAACGACGAGGCGGCGGCTTCCGAAGTTCTGACGCTGAACGATTATATGCTTTCCGAGGACAAGCAGGCCCAGGACAAGGAGCTGGCGGACTGGATGCACATTTGCGGCACTGCCTATCGGATGGTGCTGCCGGACGCTCTTGCGGATGTAGAAGAAGACGAAGCCCCCTTTGAAATCTTCACCCTTGACCCCCGGTACGCCTTTGTAGTGTATAGTGTAGGACTGGGACATAAGCCTATGATGGGTGTGCGCTATGTCAAGAAAGAGGACGGAACGCTTGTGTTCTCCTGCTGGACGGAAAACCAGTATTTCGAGGTCTTGAATACCTGGAACGTAGTCCACGTGGAGGACCAGATTTTCGGCATCCCCATTGTGGAGTACCAGGCAAACAATGCCCGCCTTGGGGCCTTTGAAATCGTCATCCCGTTGCTGGATGCCATCAATATGACGGAGAGCAACCGCATTGACGGCGTGGAGCAGTTCATTCAGTCACTGATCCTGTTTCACAATGTGGATATCGATGAAAAGAAGTTCCAGGCATTGAAGGAGCTGGGCGGCATCAAGTTCAAGGACATTGACGCTGCCATGAAAGGGGAGATATCCTACCTGAACTCCGAACTGAACCAGGCCCAGACCCAGACGCTGATGGACAGTATGTACGAAACCGTGCTGACCATCTGCGGGATGCCAAACCGGAACGGCGGAACCTCCACATCTGACACTGGGACGGCGGTCATCATGCGGGACGGCTGGTCGGCTGCGGAGGCCAGGGCGAAGGATACGGAGCCGGTATTCAAGAAGTCCGAAAAAGAGTTCCTGAAGCTGACGCTGCGTATCTGCCGGGACATGGGACATTTGAGTCTGAAGCTGTCGGCCCTGGAAATCCGCTTTACCCGGCGGAATTACGAGAATATCGCCCAGAAATCCACGGTGCTGACCCAGATGCTTTCCTGCGAGAAAATCGCCCCGGAGCTGGCCTTCACCCATTGCGGCCTGTTCAGTGACCCGCAGCTGGCTTACCGTATGAGCATGGATTACATGGCAGAGCAGGAGAAAAAGGCGGCGCAGCTGGCCGAACAGAACGGAGGAAACGCCAATGGAAATGGAAGCGGAAGCCAGACCGGCAATCCGAATGACGACCAAGGAAATTCGGGCGATTGAGGAAATCATCCACCGCCGGAACCAGGCGGAGATCAAAGTCGAACAGGGCCAGCTTGTGGTCATTGAGATTCGGCGGAAGAAAGTAAACTGAAAATTGACGGCTCCCGAAGTGCGGGAGATTACAGCCGAAGGGCTTTCGATACCTGAAATTGGTGTCGGAAGCCCTTCTTTTGTTTTATATGCCGCTGTGGTCCAGATGGAGACGACACCAAGATACGGAGGCCCAGGTTCAAGTCCTGGCGGCGGCAACGGCTCCTGTGCGCCGGATAAGCACAGGGAATTCGGGTTGTTAGCTCATCGGCAGAGCAACGGACTGTTAATCCGTAGGTCATAGGTTCAAATCCTGTACAGCCATCCATAACGGCAGAGAAGCCGAAAACCGCAAATAAGTTCGGAGATGAACTATAAAAGCGCAGAAAGGAAGTAAACACCATGGCAAAAATTGACATTCAGAAAATCGCAGGATTCGACACCATGACCCCAGAGGAGAAAATCGCCGCCTTGCAGGGCTTTGACTTCCCTGACCCGGACTATTCCGGCTATGTGAAGAAAGAACTGTACGACAAGGCCGCTTCCGATGTGGCCGCATGGAAGAAGAAGCATCACGACCTCCTGTCCGAGGACGAACGGAAGAAGCAGGAGGAGGATGAAAAGTGGGCTAGCATGGAACAGGAGCTGGCCGGGCTTAAAAAGGAAAAGACGGTCTCCGAGTACAAGGCCAAGCTGGTTTCCCAGGGCTATGACGAAGAACTGGCTACCGCAACCGCTGCGGCTATGGAATCCGGCGATATGGCAACGGTTTTTGCCAACAACCAGAAGTTCCTTGACGGCTACGCCAAGAAAATTATCGCCGACAAGCTGAAAAGGACACCCAGGGGCGCAGATGGCGGCACCGGCGGCACTATGACCAAGGATGCTTTCAGAAAGATGTCCCCTGCGGAGAGATACGATTTCTCCCAGAAACACCCGGAGGAATACAAAGCACTTTATGAAACAGGAGGTAATGAATAATAATGGCGCACAAAATCTACGATAACTTCTATCTCTCCAACGAGGTAGAAGACCAGTTCAATTCCCATCTGGACTTGCAGCGGTTCTGCACGGTTGACAACAGTCTTGTCGGCACCGCTGGTATGCTCCGGAAAATCAACGTTTACAAGGCTACCAACGGCACCGAAAAGCTGACCATGGGCCAGGGCAACAGCAAGTCCATTGAGGTCTCCTACGGCGAACGGGAGTACAGAATCGAGCTTGCCCAGAACCGATTTGAGTACTTTGACGAGCAGGAAATGACCGACCCCATGCTTGTCCCTGTCGGCACCCGGCACATGGGTACGGATATGTTCAACACCGTCAACGGCGATATTTACGGCGAGTTCGTAAAAGCCCCCATGGTCGTTGCATCCCCCAAAATCGGCTTTGATGCGTTTGCCGATGCCGTGGCAAGCCTGAATGTTGAAAGTACCGACAACGAGCCTGAAAAGCTGTCTGCCATGGCTTTCGCTTTCGTAAATCCCTTGGATACCGCCGAGCTGCGGAAGGCTCTGGGCGAACAGCTGAAATACGTTGAGGCTTTTGTCCGGACTGGCTACATCGGCACCGTGGCCGGAGTCAGCATCTTCACGAAAAAGGATGCCAAGCGTGGAACCGTTGTGGTCGCCACTAGCCAGGCCGTTACCATCTTCAACAAGCGTGGCACCGAGATCGAGCAGGAGCGTGACCCCAACATCCGGAAGAACGAAATCTACTCCCGGAAGTACTACGTTGTTGCGCTGACTGACGAAACCAAGGCTGTCCGCATTATGAAAGGAACCGCTAAGGCCACCGAGGATACCACCAAGCAGGACGGTAAGGTCTACTACCAGCAGACCGACAGCGGCTTTATCGTAGGCACTCCGAAGTCCAATCCCAAGACCGAAGGATTCTACGAAATCGCCTGACGGCTGAAAGGAGGCTAAGAAACCATGCTTGAAACTGAAAAAATCGAAATGGTGAAATCCATGACAGGTGAAACCAGTGACGGCGTGGTTTCTGCCTACCTTAAAATCGCCGGAAACAAGATTTGCCGCAAGGCGTTCCCCTTCGACACCGCCGTGACGGAAGTTCCGGAGCAATACAGCCTGTTACAGGTTGAAATCGCCGTGCACCTCCTGAATAAGCGTGGGGCAGAAGGAGAATCCGCTCACAGCGAAAACGGCATTTCCAGAACCTATGAGAGCGGGGATGTGCCGCCCTCCATGCTGCGGCAAATCGTCCCCATGTGTGGCGTTTTGTGAGGTGGCTGTATGAAAGTCATGGAACGGAACAAGCGTACATTCTGGTACTGCCTGTATGACCACAGTGAGTCGATTGTTGACGAGGACGGCAATGAGACGAGCGAAGAACAAACTTTTTACAAGCCCACGCAGAGCCTTAGAGCCAATATTTCAGCCGCAAGCGGTTCTTCCCAGGTTGAGCAATTCGGCAATCTGGCCGGGTACGACAAGGTGATTGTGCTTGATGATACCTCCTGCCCCATTGACGAAAACACGGTGCTGTTTATCGACAAAGAACCGGCGTACGACGAGGACGGCAAGCCCCTGTATGACTACATGGTCAGACGGGTTGCAAAGTCTCTGAACTCAGTGTCCATCGCCGTTACGAAGGTGAGCGTGTCGTGAGCTACAAGAAAATCGTGGTTCCGCTTTCGGTTTCCGGCATTCAGAAGATTCAGGACGAATTGAAGGAATACAAACGCTGGCAGAAGGACAAGGCAAAGGAACTGGCCAAAAGGCTTGCCATGCTGGGTGCTTCTGTGGCTTCCATCCGGTTCTCACGGGCTGTTTACACCGGGATGGGGGATGCAACCGTGTCCGTCGTGGCAATCCCGAATGGTTACGCCGTAAAGGCCGATGGGGAATCCGTCCTTTTCATTGAATTTGGAGCCGGTATCACCTACGGAACCGGACACCCGGAAGCGTCGGAGTTCGGCATGGGGCCTGGTACTTACCCGGACGGGAAAGGCCACTGGAATGACCCCAACGGCTGGTATCTCCCCAAGAGTGCCGGGGGCGGGCATACCTACGGTAACCCTCCTGCAATGCCCATGTATGAGGCGAGAAAAGCGATTGAGCAGGAGCTTCCGAGAATCGTAAAGGAGGTGTTTTCCAAGTGATTGACATTGAGCGAAAGGTCTATACCCCCATTGCCGAGGCACTCAGAAAACGCTTTCCGGGAATCTCTATTAGCGGTGAATATGTGAACTCCCCGGCAAAATTCCCCTATGTGTCCATCATAGAGCAGGACAATTACACAACGCAGTCACATCTTGACAGCAGCAATACGGAACGGTACGCAACGGTGATGTACGAAGTGAATGTGTACTCCGACAAAGCCGGGAAAAAGAAAACTGTGTGCCGTGAAATCATGGGTGTCATTGACGAAATGCTCTATAAGCAGAACTTTACAAGAATTTCTATGTCCCCTGTTCCGAACATGGAAAACGGGACGATTTACCGTCTGGTAGCCCGGTACAAGGCTGAAACGGACGGAGAAAACCTTTACAGACGATAACAAAGAAAGGATGAATAGCAACATGGCAATTAGCACCTATCGTGTTTTCCTGATGAAAAAGAAGGACGTAGGCACTGACTACGAAAAGCTCATTGACATCAAGGAGTTTCCCGACCTGGGCGGCGACCCTGAAATGCTGGAAACCACGACCCTGTCTGACAATATGCAGACCTACATCGCCGGTATTCAGTCCCTGGATGCCCTGTCCTTTACGGCGAACTACACTCTGATGGACTACAAGAAGTTGGTTGCCCTTAACGGTAAGACCGAGAGCTACGCTGTGTGGTTCGGCGGCACCGGTGACGGCGAGACCCTGACCCCTACCGGCTCTGACGGCAAGTTCAAGTTCGATGGACAGCTGACTTGCTACCCCACTGGCGGCGGTGTCAACGAAGTTGTTGACCTGAACATTTCTATTGCGCCCTCTACGCCCATCATCATGGACGATGCGGGTTAAAAAATTAGGAGGTTTTAGCGATGGCTAAGAAGATTTCTATTCCCTACAACGGCAAGAAGTACGTTCTGGAATTCACCCGGTCTACAGTTTCTGCCATGGAAAAGGCAGGTTTTTCCATCAATGAGTTGAGCGAAAAACCCGCTACCATGATTCCCATGCTGTTCTCTGGTGCGTTTGCTGCCAACCACCCCAACACCAAGGTGGCTACCATCAACAAGATTTACGATGGCATGGGCAACAAGTCCGGCCTTGTGAAGGTGCTGACGGAAATGTACTCCGAGGCTGTGTACACCCTGCTCTCTGACGAGGACGAGGAAAACGAGGGAAACCCCGGCTGGGAAGCAGTAGAGTAAGCGATATTCTTCCCACTTTTGGAGGGGGCGGGGCATCCACTGCCCCCTCTTATGCTTACACGGAAGTTTTCAAAAAGGTATTTCCCTACTACCTGGCAATCGGCATGACCTATGACCAATTCTGGAATCAGGATGTGTGCCTTGTAAAAGCATACCGGGAAGCAGACAAAATCAAGCGTGACTTGCGAAACCAAGACCTGTGGCTACAGGGCGCATACATCTACGAAGCAATTCTGGATGCGGCCCCGGTTCTGCGGTTCAGTTTCAGCAAGAAACCTCCGAAGCCTATCCCCTACCGTGACCAACCTATCGACATTCACGATGGAGGCAGAAAGCAGGAGGAAAAACAAGGGAAACCGCTCTCTGTTGAAGAAAAGAGCGATAAAAAGGCAAAGGCCATGATGGAGATGTTTATGGTTTCCATCAACAAGAAGTTTGAGGGAAAGGGCGGTGAAGGGAATGGCTGACAATGTGGAAATGCAGGGCATTGAGTTTCAGATTGTGAATGACAGCGCCGCGGCATCCGCAGGGGTGGAGGTTCTGGCAAAAAAGTTGACAGAGCTAAAAACATCGATCAGCGGTTCCACAACTGCCCTTTCCAAAGTTGCAGCGGGAATTTCGCAAATCAAGAACGCCGTGAACAACATGAATACCGGCGATTTTGCGAACAAGATGAACCGCATTAGCAGTTCTCTGAGCAATCTGAAAGCCCAGACGGACAGCCTGAAAATTTCCTCGTCCATCGGGAACCAGCTGTCGGCCATCAATCAGGCCATTACCAATCTGTCGGACACCCCCGGAGAAAAACTGCGGAATCTGGCATCCGGATTGCAGCCCCTATCCAAGCTTGGCCGGTCTAATATGACTTCCTTCATAAACCAGCTGAAAAAGCTGCCAGAGGTCATCCAGGAGCTTGAGAAAGCGGATATTGATAAGTTCACCAAGCAAATGAAAGACTTGGCAGAAGCCATGAAGCCGTTTGCAGATGAAATGAACAAGGTATCCTCCGGCTTCTCTGCGTTCCCCAGCCGTATCCAGCGGCTTATTACCTCCACGGAGCAGTACAACGGAACGGTCAGGAGGGCAACCACAAGCACAAATGCGTGGAACAGTGCGCTCAAAGCAATCAGCTTTGTGGCCATATACCGGGCGGCGGCAAAGCTCCTGGGTATCGCAATTACAAAATCTTCCCAGTATACGGAGGATTTGAATCTGTTCACCGTTTCAATGGGGGAGTACGCCGAGGAAGCCTATAACTACGCACAGAAGGTTTCTGAGGTAATGGGCATTGACCCCGCTGAATGGATGCGGAATCAGGGCGTGTTTAACACAATTATCTCTGGTTTCGGCGTTGCCGGTGACAAAGCGGCGTTCATGTCCAAGAACCTTACCCAGCTTGGCTATGACCTTGCATCTTTCTACAACCTGGATTTTGCATCTGCCATGCAGAAAGTGCAGTCTGGTATCGCTGGCGAATTGGAACCCATGCGCCGCCTTGGCTACGACCTATCCGTTGCCCGGTTGGAGCAGGAGCGGTTGAATCTTGGCATCGACAAGAGCGTTTCCTCCATGACACAGGCTGAAAAGTCCCAGCTCCGCTACTATGCCATGATGACCCAGGTAACACAGGTGCAGGGTGATATGGCACGAACGCTGGAACAGCCCGCAAATATGCTGCGTGTGCTGAAAGCCCAGTTTGAACAGTGCGCTAGAGCAATCGGTAATCTGTTCATCCCTATTCTGGTGAAAGTTCTCCCCTTTGCTATCGCTGTTGCGAATGCTCTCAGAGAAATCATTACTGCTATCGCCGCTCTGTTTGGCGTGACATTGCAAGCCCCTGACTGGGGAGATTCTTTTGGCGGTGCAACCGCAGGAAGCGGAGCGATTGCGGACAACATGGACAGTGCCGCCGGGTCTGCCAAGGAACTGAAACGCTACCTTGCCGGGTTTGACGAACTGAATGTTCTCCCCGACCAGAGCAATGGCGGAGGTGGAGGCGGTGCAGGAGGCGGCGGTGGAGACCTTGGCTTAGACTTGCCGGGGTATGATTTCCTGAAAAATGCAGTAACCACGCAGATTGACGAGTGGAAGAAGAAGCTGGAACCGCTTGTTTCCTTTGTTAAGGACAATCTGAAAGAGATTCTGGGGCTTATTGCCACAATCGGAATTGCGCTACTTGCATGGAAGTTGTCAAACGATTTCCTGAACGGAATTATGGCACTCAAAACGCTTGGGCAAAACGGTCTTTCCATTCCGCTTACATTTGCGGCTGGTGCTATCTTGACGGTGGCCGGGTTCAAAATAGAGTTCGAAGCTATCAAAAATGCAATCGAAAAAGGGCTGAATGCTTTCAACTTCGGGGAGATTGTTCTCAGCGGATTGGCGGCAACGGCAGGAACTGGGATTATAGGAAAAGGAATTGGTCTTGTGATCGGAAAGTGGTTCAAGAACACAGCCGTAGCAAAAGCAATTACCGCTGGCGGCGGCGCAATCAGCACAGGGCTGATTGGTGCGGCTATCGGTGGAATTGTTGCGGGAATCCCAATGTTCGTTACCGGAGTATACGACGCAATCATGAATGGGCTGAATACTTTGAATGGATTGCTGATTCCGGCGGGGTCTGCGCTTGCAGGAGCAGGAGCCGGTGCGATTATCGGAACAGTCGTAGGCTCTGTTGGCGGTCCGATAGGTGCGGCAATCGGAGCAGTTGCCGGAATTGTAATAGGTGGGCTGACGGACCTCGGCATTCTAATTTACCAGAAATGGGATGAAATTAGTACTTGGTTTTCGGAAACTTTTTCCTCTATAGGGGAATTACTATCCGGGGTATGGGGCTCTATCACAGAAACATGGGGGAGCGTTTCTGCATGGTTTAATACAAATGTTGTTAAGCCTGTTGAGAAATTCTTCTCTGGCTTATGGGAAGACGTTTCAAGCACTGCTGGCAAGTGTTGGGAATCAATTTCTGGTGCTTTCGGAAATGTGGCGGAATGGTTCGATGTGAGCATAATTCAGCCAGTATCTGGCTTTCTCTCAGAGCTGTTGATGAATGTTTCAACTTGGGCTGGTGGAGCGTGGCAAAAAATTACAGATTTCTTTTCCCCCGCTGTTACATGGTTCTCTGATCTCTGGGAGAGCGTAAGTCAGACATTTGAGGACGTTTTCTACAACATCGGAGTGATTGCAAACGGAACATGGGAAACCATAAAAATTGTTTGGGGGATTGCTTCCGAATGGGTGGACACAAACGTTATTCAGCCAGTAGCAGGATTCTTTAGCGAGTTGTGGACGAATATATCCGAGTGGGCGGTTAGCGCATGGGAAAGCATCACAAACGCGTGGGGAGAATTTACACAATGGGTCGAAACAGACATTATTGTCCCTGTTGGAGAGTTCTTTTCCAATTTGTGGTCAGATATTCGAGTATGGGCAAGTGATGCGTGGATTGGGATAAAAAACACCTTCTACGAAGTGGGGAACTGGTTCGATACAAACGTTATCCAGCCGCTTTCTAGCCTGTTTTCTTCCCTTTGGGACGGAATAACGAAGTGGGCTTCCGACACATGGACGAAGATTTGCGATGGCTTCTTGACTGCATACAACTACATTAACACCCATTTCTTAACGCCTTTGAGAACAGCTGTGGCGACGGTATTTGACGGGCTGGTTGGCGCAGTAAAAGCAGCACTGAATGGCGTAATATCTGCATTAAATTCCGCATTGCGCTGGATATTCGGCGGAATCAACAGCATTTTACGCGACCTAAAGAATTTCAGCATTGCCGGATACTCGCCATTTGCGGGGTTGAGAACAATTAGCGTTCCTCAAATTCCGATGCTTGCCAACGGCGGTTTCGTAGACCAAGGTCAGCTCTTTATCGCCCGTGAAGCCGGTGCAGAAATGGTTGGCTCCATTGGCAGACGGACAGCAGTTGCCAACAATGACCAGATCGTTGAGGGAATCACCTATGGTGTTCGAGAAGCCAATGACGATGTTGTTACAGCAATTTATGCTGTTGCCCAGCAAGTCATTTCCGAAATGCGGAACCAGGGCGGTGGCAACGGAAGCGGTGGAGACTATGACTTTGACCGAGCCGTGTATGAGGCGAACCGCAGAAATGCAAGAGTTTACGGCTAAGAAGGAAGGAGATAGAACGGCATGAAGATGATGCTCAAAATAAATGGCGTGGACTTCATGCCGTTTATCGCCAAACAGGGCGTAAAGTGGCAGAGAAATGACATTGATGCGCCCAATTCCGGGCGAACTATGGACGGCATGATGCAGCGTGGCAGAGTAGCTACCAAGATTCGCCTGGACATCACTTGCCGCCCTCTGACGGCAGAGGAAGCCCGCCTGGTGCTGAATACCATCTTGCCGGAGTATGTGTCTGTGGACTACTACGACCCCATGAGCGGAGAGCGGTACGGCGTGACCATGTACTCCAACAACAACCCGGCATCGTTCCTGATTGAAAAACCGGAAGATGACTGGTGGAGCGGGATCACCTTCCCTTTGATTGAGAGGTGACGGCGGCTTATGCAAGAAACATCGGCACTTTACAAGAAAATCATCCAGGGCGAACACTGGTTTGAAACCTCCGTGACCATCGGTGAATCTGGAAGACTGACGGACGAGCGAGGGGATGTTATCACCTTTGGCGGCGATTCTATTCTGGTAGACACCGGCGGCCCGGAATCCGGTTTCCGTGAGGACAGGCTTTTCAATGTGAATACCAAGTCCCCATTCTTCAAGGATTCTACACCCTGCGTTGGCACGGCGGTCTCCGGGACGGCAAAGATCAAGATGATTGCGCCGTTCAACATCCCAAAGAAAGCCAGAATCTGCATCTATTCCAGGGCTGTGAACGTCACCGACAAATCGGAATGGGTGCAGCAAGGCGTTTACTTTATAGACACTAGAAAACAAGTCCATGACGAGCGTGGGTTTGATGTGCTGTCCTTGGAAGCCTTTGACGCAATGATGCTTTCAGAAGTAACCTATCCTAGCGATAATCAGCACAATTACCCGCTTTTGGACAAGGAAATTGTTCAATTTATTGCGGATAACATGAAAATCAGCGCAGACGGTAGTGGCGTTCGTGTAGACCCCAGAACTTGGGAAATTATGACCGCTGGCTATAAGTTCCCCCTCCCCGTTGGGTACTCCATGCGAGAAGTCCTGTGCATGATAGCCGCCGCTTACGCCGGGAACTTCATTATCTCCCCTACAGGAGATTTGCGGCTGGTAAGTATGTTTGATATGCCGCCAGAGACCCGGCATCTCATCACCGAGGACGGCTATAAAATCACATTCGGTGGACTGTACATTCTGATTTAGGAGGTGGTGCGTACATGGCCGAAAGTTTTAACCTGTTGCGGCGAGTAAAAAGCCTTGATACCGCCCCCGAAACGGACGGTTACAGCGGTGTTGCGATATTCGCAGGGCAGGACGAAGCAGGAAACAACATTGAATACTTTGCCGGAGACCGTTCTGGCAAGGTGCTTGAAATCACAAACGAATGGGGTTCACAATCCCAGGCCGATGCGATTTACCGAAAAATCAGAGGTTTCCGCTACAAGCCCTACAAGGCCACAGGAACGACCATTGACCCCTCTGTTGAGATTGGCGATGCCGTCACCATTGCGGATACCTACGGCGGCGTATTCCTCCGAGCAACGGATTACCGGGATACCACCAGCGATTTGGAAGCCCCCTCCAACGAGGAAATCGAACATGAGTTCCAAATCCAGTCTCCCACGAACCGTCAGTACGAACGTTTCACTCGGTCTGTGCGGTCTAGCCTGACCATCACGGCAACGAAAATTGCCGCCGAGGTAGAAGCCAGAGAAGAAGCGGACAAAGCCATTCGGGCAACCCTGAGCGTTCAGGCGGATGCCATTGAAGCCAGAGTTACCAAAGAGGGTGGCAGCAGCAGCTCCTTCGGTTGGAAGCTACTCAACGACAGCTGGACAGTAAGCGGTAACGGTAAAAACATCTTTACCGTTGACCGTAACGGCGCAAAGGTTGAGGGCGAAATCCGGGCTACATCCGGGAAAATCGGCGGGTTTGACATCCAGAAAGATTATCTGTCCTACAATGGGCAAACCTGGGGTGGGACAAACAGCTGGGGCGGTTATTGGGGCATCAACGGAATCCAGATGGGCCGGAATTTCAAGGTGGATATGGCTGGAAATCTGGAAGCTGCCTCTGGACGATTTACCGGAGAGGTTTACGCTGGAAGTATCAACTACGGCGGTGATGCTGGCCATTTGTGGGGAGAAGCGATCTCCGAGGGCAGCGTTTCCGGGGGCTGGGGCGGACAGATTGCGGGCGGTTCCATCGGGACGTTTAACACATCCGGAGGCATCAATACCAGTTTGGGGTATGCTGACTTTGCAAACGGAGTGTTTAACGGATGGAACACCGCACCTGGCTTAGCAACCGAAGACAGAGGACTAGTAATTGGAGGGCATACAATAGCTGTGGCTTCTACAGCGTTTAGGGATGGGCTTGGTGGAACGGTATCTTTGAGGTATCTCACCTGGATTTGATAAGGAGAATGCAAATGGAAAAAATCACAACTGCCACAGGCAAAGAATTTGAATCAGACTACTTTAACCCCTGCCAACCAACCGGGCAGTGCAACCTTCGTGTGCTGAATGTGCAGATTCCCACGGTAGCGGCGGTGTTTTCCAATCCGTCCGAAACGGTACAATTGTGGTGCGGAAGCCAATACGCAGCGAACTACACACGCCTTGTTGCAATCGTGCCTGAATCCGGTGCAATCCGTGTGGTTCTTGGAAAGGAGTAAAAAAATGGACGAAATCATCAACCTGTTATCCCGTATCGGTGCAACCATGGAAACCATTTCTGTAGTCGGTATCGACAATCAAGACAAATTCGTGGGCTGCGCTACGGCCATTAAGACGGTGATTCGAAAGCTGGAACAGCTGCCCGCTGCGGAGAAAAAGGAAGAACCGGAAGGAGTTGACGTAAAGGATGGCTGATAAATCCATAGAGCAGCTGACCGCTGCTGAAAAGGTATATCTGAGCGACCTGTTTGTGTTGCAGCAGTCCGGCACGGCGAAGAAACTGACCGGGCAAGTCCTGAAAAACTGGCTGTTAGAGCTTGCCCAGGGTCACGGCGGTATTACCAGTATCGACCTGCAAAGCACCTCCGGGCTGAATAAGGTCTACCGCATTACCCTTGCGGATGACACCTATTTTGATATGACAGTTTCTGACGGCAAGGGCATCACCAGCGTCGCCAAGACTGGAACATCTGGGTTAGTAGACACCTACACCATGAAATTCAACGCCGGTTCGGACTTTGTTTTCACGGTGAAGAACGGCGAAAAAGGCGATAAAGGCGATGCCGACCGGCTCTATTTCAAGTTCGCAAGCCAGGAGCCTACGGATGCTTCCCACAGCATGGGCGATGTGCCGGACGCATGGCTAGGCTTTTATGCCGGGACTACACCGCCCTCCGGGTGGCAGGACTACACCTGGGTGCGGGTGCGTGGAGATAAGGGAGATAAGGGCGACCCGGCCACGCTCACCGGGCGCAGCGTCACCTATATGGTGTCCGATTCGGGCACAATCGTTCCCTCCGGCTCCTGGGTGGCAGATGTGCCGAATGTTCCCCAGGGAAAGTACCTATGGACAAAAACCGTGCTTACCTTCAACACCGGGAGCCCCGTTACCTCCTACTCCGTTTCCCGGTTTGGCATTGACGGCACCGGTGCTGTAAACACCGTAAACACCAAGTCCCCCGATTCCACGGGCAATGTGAAGCTCACCGCCGCCGACATTACCGCCGCCAACGGGCAGAGCATTGATGCCAATCTGGAGGCCAAGGAGGACAAAACGGCCACCGTTACCGTTACCCTTACCGCCGCCGGGTGGTCTGGGGGCTATCAAACGGTGGGGGCAGACGGCGTTGTCACAGAGGGGGACGTGCTGGTTTGCCCAACTCCTGAATCCATGGCGGCCTATCTCCGAGCGGGCATCTGGTGTGCGGCCCAGCAGACCGGAGCCCTGCGGTTTGGGTGCAGGGTCACGCCCACGGAGGCGATCCAGGTCAGCGTCAAGCCCTTCGGGGCGTAGGGGGTGGGAATATGCGCAGAGGCTCCACATCGGCTACCACCCTAACCGTGCCGGAGAGCTTGAACCTAACGGCGGCGAAGGCGGTTTATGTTACCTTTGCCCAGGGCTCCAAGCTGCTGACCAAAAAAAGCGGCGACCCGGGGCTGGAAATTGAGGCCCACACCCTCCGTGTGCGGATGACCCAGCAGGAGACCTTGGATTTTTCCGTGGGGCCGGTGGAAATTCAGCTCCGGTGGCTCATGCCGGACGGCACGGCGGACGGCACGGAGGTTGCCAAAGTCTACAACAAAGGCGTGCTGCTGCCGGAGGTGATCACATGATCAGGCTCACCATCGGGCAGGATGGGCTGGTGCCCCTGGCTATCTCCCCCACCGAGCCCCTGGAGCTCACGGTCTCCGAGGGCTGCGGCGGGCCGGGATACCCCCATTACAAGGGGCCCTACCAGGTAACCCCTTCCGTGGCCTCCACGGTGCTGGAGACCACCGACAAGGTGCTGGACGATGACGTGACCGTCCATCCCATCCCGTTTTTCCGGGTTTCCAATCCCGCCGGGGGAAATACCTGTTACATCGGCGGGAACAAAGAAATCGAAATATCATAAAAGGAGGAAAAACCATTGGCAAACAGTAAGATTATCTTTGGCGGCGAGGTGCTCATTGACCTGACCGCCGACACCGTAAAGCCGGAAAAGCTGCTGACGGGCATCACCGCCCACGGAGCGGACGGTGAACCGGTAGTCGGTACCTGTGACTTTGATGCCAACACCCAGGACGCTACCGCCGGGGCGGCGGAAATCCTGAAAGGCAAAACCGCCTACAACAAGGGTGCAAAAGTCACCGGCACCATGCCCAACAACGGGGCCGTGGCCGGGGAAATCACCACGGCGGACGGCGAGTACACCGTTCCCCAAGGCTATCACGACGGCTCCGGCAAGGTTGGCCTGGATGCCACGGAAAAGGCCAAGCTGATTCCGGCCAACATCCGGCAGGGCGTGACTGTCCTGGGCATCGTGGGCGCTATGTCCGGCACCGAGGGTGCCAAGCCCCAGGCCAAGAGCGTGGTGCCTAGCAAGGCCAAGCAGACGGTACTGCCGGACAAGGGCTTTAATTACCTCTCCCAGGTTGTGGTTGAGGCCATCCCCTATGCGGAGAGCGCCAACTCGGCGGGGGGCACTACCGTCACCATCGGCTGATAGGAGGTGGCCGGTATGGCCGTAAACGTAGTCAGCTACGCGGGCCGCACTCTGGTGGACCTGCGGGATGCCACGGCCACGGCCCCCGTCATCCAGACAGGGTACACAGCCTACGGGGCCGACGGAGCCTTGCTAACCGGCACCGGCCCGGAGATTTTGCGCCGGGAGGTTACGCTGACGGTTGCCGGCTGGGTGGACGGCCAGCAAACCGTGCCCGTCCCCGGTGTGACGGATGACAATATGGTCATCGTGGCCGTGGACCGCTGGGGGGTGGCCTGCGTCGCCCAGGAGGCGGGGGCGCTGACCTTTGCGTATAACATCCAGCCCCCGGTGGCCGTGGGGGCCAGCGTGGCAATTATCAACTATTTAACGTAGGAGGGATTTTATGGCAATTTTCAACACGGTCCCGCCCCTGAAGGCGGGGAGTGGAATCCAGTTTGACGGGGAGTCGATTAGTACTAGGGCGACACCAAGGAATCTGCTGGACAATAGCAATTTTTTGCAGCCTGTGAACCAGCGGTTGCAAACGACATATAAAGGGCCTGTCTATACGATAGATCGGTGGAGACTGTGGCAAGCCGCAGGTGCGGTAAATGTTACGGATTTAGGTATCGCCGTATCCGGAGACCGTCTTTTTTCCTATGTCGGATTAGGTCTAGTTGACGAGGATGGCTTGTATACGCTGGCGGCCAAAACATCAGACGGTGCGCTCGACGTAGTTGCAGGAGTCCCCCGAAGTGGTGTTGCCGGTGCAAAATGTCACATCGGATATGATGCTAATGCCGATAAAGCTTGGGTAGCTCTGGAGGGGGGGCATACGTACGTATGGGCAGCACTTTACGAAGGGGTCTATACCGCTGAAACATTGCCTGAGTATCAGCCAAAGGGATATTCTGCTGAATTGCAAGAGTGCATGCGATATTTTTCATGTATTCGCGCCTGGCGGGCAGTTCAAGGCGATATCGGCTGGGATGGTAGCACAGTCTTTTTCGCAAGAATCCCAACGATAATGCGCATTAATCCAACCGCGTCCAACATCAAAGGCACCCTATACGCAAATGGTTCCGCAATAAATATAGACGAGGTTCCCGCAGAGGCCATAAATTCTGGCGATGGGCTGCAGATCCGGATGACGACTAAGCACACAGAGGTTGCACGACATGCGGGTTTCCTCGAGTTAGGCAATGTCGGTATCAACTTTTCAGCTGACTTGTAAAGGGGATGATTAAATGTACGATTACATTGTGTACGTAAAACCGACCGACGCAGGCTATATCGCCGCCGTCAACTCATCGGAGTTTTTACCGGACACCACCGGCTGGGTGGAGATTGACCGAGGAGCTGGTGATAAGTACCACCATGCGCAGAACAACTATTTTGACCAGCCCATCCGCACCGAGAGCGGAGTCTATCGCTACAAGCTGGTAGACGGCAAGCCCGTCGAGTGCACCGCCGAGGAGATTGCCGCCCAGGAGAAGGCTAACAAGCCGGAGGCTGCACCCTCCACGGAGGACCGGCTCAAAGAACTGGAGAGCCAGAACCAGATGTTCATGGAGTGTCTGCTGGAAATGTCGGAGACAGTCTATGCGTAAGCTGCTGTTTTCATTATTATTTGAGAAAGGAGGAGAAGAAATGATGGCCATGTTGTGGGCACAGCAAATCATGCTGGGCAAGAAAACCTACGCACAGGTCCCCCGGCTGCTGAAAGCACAGGTTAAGGAAATCCTGATCGATTCCGGTTGCGAGGAGCTGGTGCAGGAGTAAGCCAAAGCGCCCTGCCCCCGAAAGGGGGCAGGGAAAATTGGAGGTGAAAAAATTTTGACGATTAAACAGGTACAATGCCTTTTGACCTACCTGGGCTACGACCCGGGGGCCATCGACGGTGTCAACGGCAAAAACACCATGGCCGCCGTCAAAAAGTTTCAGGCGCAGGAGGGGCTTGACCCGGACGGTGTTCCCGGCGGCAAGACCTGGGCTGCTCTCCTGGATGCCATCGCCCAGGGGCGGTTTTACGCCTCACAGGAGCCCATGAGCAAGCCCGCTGCCGGTGGTGGCGAGGCGGAAAAGTATCTTCAGGCGGACGGTTGCTACCATATCCCCCGGGGGGTGGATTTTCGGCTTAGCAAAAACCTTTGGGCGCATGAAGTAGTGTGCCAGGGTGTTGGATGTTGCCAAGAATCCATTATCAGCAAGCGGATGGTGGATACATACCAGGACATCCGGGACGAATACGGAGACGCTATCGAGATTGCAACGGCTGGCGGCTCTGGGTATCGATGTGATACACACAACCGTGAAGTTGGCGGTGCAGATGGAAGCCTACATAAACTGGGCTGTGCTTTTGACATGCATTGCCGGGACAAGACCAAGCTGCTTGGCATTGTAGAGCGCAAAATTACAGACGGCGAAATCGGGGTGTACTCCACGTTCATACACGGCGGTGTGTGGGATCGAGGATATGTCAACAAGTTTTATAAGTAACAGGAGGAAAACCATTTGAGCGAATGGATTAAAACCGCTATCACCATTCTGCTGGCGTTCGTGGGTTCGGCGGGCTTCTGGGGATTTTTGGAGGCCCGCCGGAAGAAAAACGATGCGAACACACGACTGCTGGTGGGAATGGCCCACGACCGTATCGTTTACCTGGGGATGAAGTACATCGAACGTGGATACATCACCAGGGACGAGTATGAAAACTTAAACGACTACTTGTACGAACCATACGCCGCCGCTGGCGGGAACGGCTCTGCAAAAAGAGTTATGGAAGAAGTACGCAAAATACCATTGCATAATTAAGGAGGAAAACAAAATGCTGATGGAAAACAAGGTGTATGATGTTCTGAAATGGATCGCCCTGATCCTGCTGCCCGCCCTGGCTACGTTTTACGCTGCCATTGCGGCGGTGTGGGGCCTGCCCTACACCGAGCAGGTGGTGGGAACTATCACGGCAGTGGATACCCTGCTGGGTACGCTGCTGAAAATTTCCAGCGACAACTACAAAAAGCAGGAGGCGTGATGCCATAAATGGATAAATCCCGGATAAACCGGGTGGTAGTAAAGGAATTCGATAGGCTGGCGTATCTCACGCCGCTGGAAATGGATATTCTAACCACCCGTGCCGCCGGGAAAAGCCAAATTTGGCAATCGCAAAATCTCCATGTGTCCCAAGCCACGATAACCAGGGTTGTCCGAAGATTGCAGAAGAAATACGATGCAGTCAAGGGGTACAGTGCCACACTCCCGGATGACCTAGTTATTTGACCACAAATTGACGATTTTCTGACGAAAACCAGGCGAAACGATGATGATTCGTTCGCCTGGTTTTCTGTTATTATACAAATAGAAGGTGGCCACCTCTAAATATTTTTTAAGGAGGAAATGTTATGGCTCTGAATTTTACTGCTGCTGACCGTGTGGGCGGTATCGGCGGCTACATCGGCGGTATTGCTACCCTGCTGAACATGGCTGGCGGTTTCAATGCTGTGAATGGCTGCTCCGAGGGCGACCACGTTGTCAACCGCTACGAGGCCGGACAGTCCGCTGAGATTGCGGCACTCAAGGCCGACATCAAGCTGCGGGATGCCAACACCTACACCGATCAGAAGATTCTGGACATGTACCAGTATCTTGACGGTCGTCTGCGTGGCGTTGAAGGGCAGATTTCCGCTCAGGCGGTTGTCAACGCCCAGATCACCGCAAACATCAGCTGTATGCAGAATGCGCTGAACACCCTTTCTGGGCTGACCAAGACCGTGATTCCCATTGGGAATGTGTGCCCTGAACCCATGCCCGCAAAGAACAGCTGGACGGCTCCCACTGCTGCCGCTGCTGGTTAAACCAAGGGGCGGCAATTGCCGCCCCTACAATAATTGGAGGTAACTATGGTTTCAAAAGAACGTTTTGTGACTGGCGTTCTTCAATACATTGAGCGAGAAGTGCTTCCGCACATCCCTGAAATGAAAGCAATGGCTGTTGCCGGGGTTGTATCTCTGTACGCCAAAAGAACCCCGCAGCTTTTCGAGAAGATGGAAGCCATGCCTATTATCAAACTGTCAGGCGTTTTTGACGATGGGAAAATCGATGAGGACGCACTTTACAACGCTTTCGCTCCACAGGTTCGGAAACCGTTGGAATTTGATATTCCGTTTGTCGGAAAGTTGTCCTTTGACCGGGCCGAGATCGACAAGCTTCTAAACTATATCAAGGAGGCATAGCCCATGAAAATCATTGACGAACTGCAAAAGCAGATTGAGGAAGAAATCGAGGATGCTACCAAGTACGCCAAGAAAGCCGTTGAGTACAAGAGCCTCTACCCCGAAACCGCCGAGCTGTACTTCAAGCTTTCTGGCGAGGAGCAGGGCCACTTCACAGCTCTACATAAAGAAGTTGTTCGGCTAATTGAAAAATACCGCCGGGAGAAAGGCGAACCGCCCGCCGAGATGATGGCGATTTACAATTATCTCCACCAGCGTGAGATTGAGAAAGCAGAAAAGGTTGGCGTTCTCCAAGCCATGTATAAACGGTAAAAAATAACACGCCCTGCCAATTAAGGCAAGGCGTGTATTTTGGTTTGGACAAATACCATTCCAACCACTGCTATGGTGTTCGGATATGTGTCCAATGGTGAACTTATCAGCCCCATATCCGAACACTTACATATTCCGGAAGTTGGAACTCTATATGTTTTTGTGGGTAT